ATGCCGGAACTGGTAAATTCCAGATACATGGTACATCTGGATGAACCGGAACTTGAAAAATATGAGCGGATGAAGCGGGATCTTCTTTTACAGCTGCCGGAAGGGGAAGTGACGGCCGCGAACGCGGCGGCTTTGTCCGGGAAGTTGTCCCAGATGGCAAACGGGGCGGTGTATTCTGATGACGGCGCTTATGAAACGATCCATGACCGGAAGCTGGATGCTTTGGAGGACATCATTGAGGCGTCGAACGGGAAACCGGTCCTTGCGGCCTATTGGTACCAGCATGACCTGGAACGGATCCAGGACAGGCTTTCCGAACTTAAGATTGGCTGCTCCAGACTGGATAAAGAGCGGAATATCCGGCGGTGGAATGAGGGGGAAATTCCTGTGGGGCTCATTCATCCGGCATCCGCCGGACACGGCCTGAACCTTCAGAGCGGCGGGAATATCCTGGTGTGGTTCGGGCTTACATGGAGCCTGGAACTGTACCAGCAGACGGTGGCGAGGCTTTGGCGGCAAGGACAGAAGGAGACGGTGTCCGTGATCCACATCCTTGCGGCAAAGACCATTGATGAGCAGATCATGCATGCGCTGGAAACAAAAGACCATACACAGAGGGCATTGATCGATGCTGTGAGAGCGGAGGTGATGGCAGGTGGCAGCAGTCAATAAGCAGACAGGGAATGCTTATGAGAATCTTGCGAACGCGATCATTGTGCAGGCGGCAGAGGATTACAGAGCAGCGCTGAAGAAAATAAAAGCGCACCCTAAAAACAAGGATGTCATAAATGAAGCTTTGCGGATTGAGCGCTTTTTCCGTTCCGGCTGGTATCAGACACTGACTTCCGTGGATGGAGAGTGTTTGATCCGCAGACTTCAGGCGGAGATAAGATCATTATAGTCAATCAAGGGAGGCAATCCGAGGGGAACGATTTACAGATTTCAATCGGAGGTGGCTTATGAACAGAAAGCAGCAGGAAGCAAAAAAGTATTTATCCCAGGCATTCGGGCTGAACCAGCGGATCGAGAGCAAGCTGAATCAGATTGAAGAACTTCATAATCTGGCGGCCAAGGTCACAGCGGCTTATTCAGATATGCCGAAGAGTCCGAACAGGGATGGTTCCAGAATGGAAGATACCGTCTGCAGGATCATAGACCTGGAATCAGAAATCAACCAGGATATGCTACGGCTGGTGGAATTGAAGAAGGGAATTGTCCGCAGAATAAAAGCTGTGGAGAATGCGGAACTCCAGGTGGTATTGGAACTGCGGTATCTGTCCTATATGAGATGGGAAGAAATCGCGATTGAACTTGGATATGGTATTGATAATGTATTCCGGCTTCACAGGAAAGCCCTTGCGGAAATCAAAATTCCTGAAACAATACAGTAAAATCAAGTACATTACAGTATGCCTTTGTGATATTGTTAAGATGCGGAAAATAAAAAGAGAGAGCCTTGAGGAAGCGATTCCCCAGGGCTTTCTTTATGTCCGAAGGAGGTGGGAGTATTGCCGAGGAAACCGAAGCGGCCATGTTCCTGGCCGGGATGCCCGAACCTGACGGAGGGAAGGTTTTGTGAGGAACACCAGAAAGAAGAGAACCGCCGCTACGAGAAGTACGGCAGGGATCCTGCTGTACGCCGCAGATACGGGCGGGCATGGAAACGGATCCGCGATAAGTACGCATTGGAGCATCCGCTGTGTGAGAAGTGCCTGAAGGAAGGGCGGTATGTGAAGACCGAGGAGGTTCACCATAAGCTGCCGCTGTCTCAAGGCGGCACCCATGAGTGGAGCAACCTGATCGCCCTGTGCCGATCCTGTCATGCGAAGATCCACGCGGAGAATGGAGACCGCTGGCATAACCGGTGAAATTTCATCCGGGGGAGGGGCGGTCAAAATCTCTGTGGTTTTTCTTTTGGGGAACGGTGCGGGGGTGTTGCGTACAAAAAATGGAAATCAAAGGGGGTATTGCCCCCGGAAAGGAAAGAGGTGGAGGCTATGGCCAGGGATGGTACCGGCCGGGGCGGCGCAAGAGTCGGCGCCGGAAGGAAAAAGAAAGCGCTGACCGACCGGATCAACGACGGCGGCACGGCAATGGTCCTGGACCTGCCGGAGCCTTCGGAGATGTCCGGGGAAGAAATGCCGCCGGTGAAGGATTACCTGAAAGCGAAGCAGAAAAGCGGAAAAAGCTTCTGCGCGGCGGAGGTGTATGAAGAGACATGGAAATGGCTGAGGGAGCGGGGATGTGACCGGCTGGTCAATATCCAGCTGGTGGAGCAGTACGCGGTGTCCGTATCCCGGTGGATCCAGTGCGAGGAATGTATTTCGGAGTATGGTTTCCTTGCCAAGCATCCCACAACCGGGAATGCCATCGCATCCCCGTATGTTTCCATGTCTCAGCAGTATATGAAGCAGGTCAACCAGATCTGGTATCAGATCTACCAGGTGGTGAAGGAAAACTGCTCGGTGGAGTGGCAGGGGTCTACGCCCCAGGATGATGTGATGGAGCGGCTGCTCCGGGCAAGAAATGGAGGAATGTGAGATGGAACATAAAATGCGGATGGTAGAGACCGCGAAGCTGGTGCCGTATATCAACAACGCAAGGATCCATTCCCCGGCGCAGATTGCAAAGCTGCGGGCATCCATCCGGGAATTCGGATTTCTAAATCCGGTAATCATTGACGGAGACTGCGGTATTATCGCAGGGCATGGGCGTGTGCTGGCCGCACAGGAGGAAGGGCTGGAAAAAGTTCCATGCGTGCTGGCGGATCATCTGACCGAAGCTCAGAAGAAGGCGTATATCCTGGCAGACAACCGTATGGCCATGGACGCCGGATGGGATGAGGAACTTCTGCGGATTGAGATTGAAAGCCTGCAGGGAGAGGACTTTGACGTATCCCTGACCGGTTTCCGTGAGGACGAGGTAACAGACCTGTTCGCGGTCCGTGAGGATCCGGACGATACCGGCAGCAATAAGGAGTATGACGAGGGGGAGTTTGGGGATGAGGAATTCGCGCACGAATGCCCAAGATGCGGCTTTAAATTCAACTGACCACCGTTTCCCCTGGAAATGGCGGCTGGATGACCTGAAAGACGTTCCAAAGAACGGAAGGACGGTATTCAGCTGTTTTTCCTGCGGCGGTGGTTCTTCCATGGGATATAAACTTGCGGGGTATACGGTGCTGGGGAACTGCGAGATTGACCCGGAGATGATGAAGCTGTACAAGCAGAACCATCATCCGAAATATCCGTATCTCATGGATATCCGGGAGTTCAACCGGCTGCAGGTCTATCCGGAAGAATTAAGACATCTGGATATCCTGGACGGGTCGCCGCCCTGTTCTGTATTCTCTACTGCCGGGGACAGGGAGAAAGCATGGGGACAGGAAAAGGCATTCCGGGAAGGACAGAAGAAACAGCGGCTGGATGATCTGTTCCTGCATTTCATCCGGACAGCGGAGATTTTAAAGCCCAAGGCAGTGATTGCGGAAAATGTTTCCGGCCTGCTGAAAGGCAACGCCAGGGGCTATGTGAATGAACTGCTGAAAGCGGTTAATGCGGCGGGCTATGTGACACAGATCTTCCTGCTGGACGCCCACACCATGGGGGTTCCGCAGCGGAGGAGACGTGTCTTTTTTATTGCTCGCAGGAATGACCTGAACCTGCCGAAGCTGAAGCTGGATTTCCATGAGAATCCGATCCGTTTCGGAGAAGTGCGGAGTGAGCATGGCATTCCGTTCCAGAAACCGTTGATGATGGAACTGATCAGCAAACGAAAGCAGGGGGATACCTGCTTTGCGGACATTTCCCTTAGGGAACGCGGAAAACTGTCCATGTTCAACAATGCCATTGTGGAAGACTGCCGGGTGGCGCCGACCAATACAGCCCGTTCTACCATGGCAAGGTTCTGTGACGGGGAAAAGTATTCCGCTCATGATTATGTGGCGACACAGACGTTTCCGGAAGATTATGATTTCATGAACCAGGAAGTCAATTATGTCTGCGGGATGAGCGTGCCGCCGGTGATGATGGCGAACATTGCCAGTGAAGTATACAGGCAGTGGCTGAAATACGTGTAAGGAGATGATGCAGCTGTGAGAAATTCTTTTGAATATTCTTCTGATAGGCAGTCTCTTCGGATTTTCTTTCGGAATGGCAGTTTCTTTTTGATTGACGCGGAAGATTTTCCTGCTGTATCGCAAAGGACATGGTCGTTGGGAAAAAGAGGGTATCCGGTTTCACACACAAGCAGGAAGATGCCAGGCGGCGCTCGGACAGAACCTTTGCACAGATATCTGATGAAACCGGAGCCAGGGTATGAAGTAGATCATATATCTGGCAATAAGCTGGATAATCGCAGAAAGAACCTGCGGATATGCTCTCATCAGCAGAATATGTTCAACCAGAGGATCCGATGTACAAATTCGTCAGGATATCAAGGCGTAAGTTATCATAAGAAGGCCGAGAAATATGAGGCATATATCAGCCGGGATGGAAAGAAAATCTATCTCGGTCTTTTTATTTCTGCGGAAGCGGCAGCTGCGGCAAGAGATCGTGCTGCCAGCAGATTGTATGGTGAGTACGCCAATCTGAATATTAGGAGGGAATCGTCATGAGAAAACTGAAGAAGTATAAGCAGACCAGGTTCATGGCGAAAGGTTCCCATTATGACAAAGAGGCTGCGGACTACGCGGTGGCGTTTATTGAGAGCCTGTGCCATACGAAAGGAAAATGGGCAGGGAAAAAGTTTGAACTGATTGACTGGCAGGAGCAGATTGTCCGGGATCTGTTTGGGACGATCAAAGAGAATGGATACCGGCAGTTCAACCAGGCATATATTGAGATCCCCAAAAAGCAGGGGAAATCAGAACTGGCAGCGGCGGTGGCTCTGCTGCTGACCTGTGGGGACGGGGAGGAGCGTGCAGAGGTGTATGGCTGCGCTTCGGACCGGCAGCAGGCGGCGATTGTGTTTGATGTCGCGGCGGATATGGTGCGGATGTGTCCGGCGCTTTCCAAGCGAGTAAAGATTCTGGCATCCCAGAAACGGATCATCTACCTGCCGACCAATTCTTTTTATCAGGTACTCAGTTCGGAAGCCTATTCCAAGCATGGATTCAACATCCATGGAGTGGTCTATGATGAACTGCATGCGGCTCCGGACAGGAGACTGTTTGATGTTATGACAAAAGGTAGCGGTGACGCCAGGATGCAGCCCCTGTTCTTTTATATCACTACAGCGGGGACGGATACCAACTCCATCTGCTATGAGACGCACCAGAAGGCAAAGGATATCCTGGAAGGCCGGAAGATCGACCCGACTTTTTACCCGGTGATCTATGGGGCGGATGAGGGTGACGACTGGACTGATCCGAAGGTCTGGAAGAAGGCCAACCCGTCTCTGGACATCACGGTGGGGATGGACAAGGTGAGGGCAGCCTGCGAGTCAGCAAAGCAGAATCCAGGAGAGGAAAACTCCTTCCGGCAGCTGCGGCTGAACCAGTGGGTGAAGCAGGCGGTGCGCTGGATGCCGATGGAGAAATGGGATCAATGCGCCTTCGCGGTCAATGAAGAGGAACTGGAAGGAAGGGTCTGCTACGGCGGCCTGGATCTTTCCTCCACCACGGACATCACGGCGTTTGTCCTGGTGTTCCCGCCTCTGGATGAGGAAGATAAGTTTCAGCTGCTCCCGTATTTCTGGATTCCGGAAGAGACGCTGGATCTGCGGGTGCGCAGGGATCATGTCCCCTATGATGTGTGGGAGCGGCAGGGTTTCCTGCAGACCACGGAGGGGAATGTGGTGCATTACGGATATATTGAGAAATTCATTGAACGCCTGGGGGAACGGTTCAATATCCGGGAGATCGCTTTTGACCGGTGGGGCGCCGTGCAGATGGTCCAGAACCTGGAAGGCATGGGATTCACGGTGGTTCCCTTCGGACAGGGCTTTAAGGACATGTCGCCGCCTACTAAGGAACTGATGAAGCTGACATTGGAGCAGAGGATCGCCCACGGCGGGCATCCGGTACTGCGGTGGATGATGGACAACATCTTTATCCGCACGGATCCGGCGGGGAACATCAAGGCGGATAAGGAGAAGTCCACGGAGAAGATCGATGGCGCGGTTGCGGCGATCATGGGGCTGGACCGGGCGATCCGGTGCGGGAATGATACAAAGGAATCTGTTTACGATACCAGAGGACTGCTGGTGTTTTGACAGGATCAGGAGGTTTTCATGGGAATTTTAAGTTTGTTTGGATTTGGAAGGAGCAGGGATAAGCCGGAGAACCGGACATCCGGCAGCAGCTACAGCTTTTTTCTGGGAAATTCGACTTCCGGGAAGCGGGTGAATGAGCGGACGGCCATGCAGATGACCGCGGTGTATTCCTGCGTGAGGATCCTGTCGGAGGCGGTGGCCAGCCTGCCCCTGCAGTTTTACCGATATACACAGAATGGCGGGAAGGAAAAAGCGGTGGATCATCCCCTTTATTTCCTGCTCCATGATGAGCCGAACCCGGAGATGACGTCCTTTGTGTTCCGGGAGACGCTGATGACGCACCTGCTTTTGTGGGGCAACGCCTACGCCCAGATTATCCGGAACGGAAGGGGTGAGGTGATCGCCCTGTACCCGCTGATGGCGGATCGGATGTATGTGGACAGGGATGAAAAGGGGCAGCTGTACTATGAATATACGCTGTGTTCCGATGACGCCCCGACCATGAAGGGATCTGTTGTGCGGCTCTCCCCTTATGAGGTGCTGCATATCCCAGGGCTGGGCTTTGACGGGCTGGTGGGCTATTCGCCCATCGCTATGGCGAAGAACGCCATCGGCATGGCCATGGCCTGCGAGGAATACGGGGCGAAGTTTTTCGCCAACGGCGCGGCGCCTTCCGGGGTGCTGGAGCATCCGGGGACGATTAAAGATCCCAGTCGGGTGCGGGAAAGCTGGCAGAGGACCTTCGGAGGAAGCGGGAACGCCAACAAGGTGGCGGTGCTGGAGGAAGGGATGAAGTACACGCCCATCTCTATCTCGCCGGAGCAGGCGCAGTTTTTGGAGACGAGGAAGTTCCAGCTGGATGAGATCGCCCGGATTTTCCGGGTGCCGCCTCATATGATCGGGGACCTGGAAAAGTCGTCTTTCAACAACATCGAGCAGCAGTCCCTGGAATTCGTGAAATATACCCTGGATCCCTGGGTGTCCCGGTGGGAGCAGTCCATGGTGCGCTCGCTGCTGTCCAGGGAAGAGAAAAAGCAGTATTTCATTAAGTTCAACGTGGACGGCCTGCTCAGAGGGGACTACCAGAGCCGGATGAATGGCTACGCTACGGCAAGGCAGAACGGCTGGATGAGCGCCAACGATATCAGGGAATTGGAAAACCTGGACCGGATCCCGGCGGAGCAGGGCGGGGATCTGTATCTGATCAACGGGAACATGACGAAGCTTGCGGACGCCGGGCTGTTTGGAACAGGTCAGCAGGGGATGCCTGCAGGGGCAGATGATTTTGCGGGGAAAGGAGAAGAGATCCGATGAAGAAATTTTGGAACTGGAAGAGCAGGAAGATCCGGGATCAGGATTCCGGTGAGGAGAGGATTGAGAGGGTGCTGTTCCTGAACGGAACCATCGCGGAAGAGAGCTGGTATGACGATGAAGTCACGCCGGCTCTTTTTAAGGAGGAGCTGATGGCGGGGAGCGGCGATATCACGGTATGGATCAACAGCCCCGGAGGGGACTGCGTGGCCGCGGCCCAGATTTACAACATGCTGATGGATTATAAGGGGAATGTCACGGTAAAGATCGATGGGATCGCGGCATCTGCCGCAAGCGTGATCGCCATGGCGGGCACAAAGGTATGGATTTCGCCGGTAGGGATGCTGATGATCCATAACCCGGCGACCATCGCCTGGGGAGATTCCGGGGAGATGCAGAAGGCCATTGAGATGCTGGAAAGCGTGAAGGATTCCATCATCAACGCCTATGAGATCAAGACCGGCCTGTCCCGGACGAAGCTGTCCCACATGATGGACGCGGAGACCTGGATGGACGCCGGGAAAGCAGTGGAACTGGGCTTTGCCGATGGGATCCTGAAACGTTCTGAAGTTCCGGATGACATGGAACCGCCCGCGGTATCCATGCTTTATTCCGAAGCAGTCGCGGTCAATTCCTTAATGGATAAGATCGCGGCAAAGTGCAGGACAAAACCGAAAACCGAACCGATGGGCCGCAGCGTAGACAGTCTCTACGAGCGGCTGAATTTATTGAAGAATTAGAGGAGGATATGACGATGACGATTTTAGAACTGAGAGAAAAGAGGGCGAAGGCGTGGGAGGCAGCGAAGGCTTTCCTGGATTCCCACAGGAATGAAAAAGGTGTGCTGTCTGCGGAGGATGACGCCGCCTATACCTGCATGGAGCAGGAGATCACGGATCTGGGGAAGGAGATCGCCCGGATGGAGCGGCAGGAAGCCTTTGAGAGGGAACTGTCCCAGCCGGTGAATACGCCCCTGACCGGGCGTCCGGCATCCGGCGGCGCGGGGAAGGAAAAGACCGGCCGCGCTTCGGAGGAATACAGGACGAACTTCTGGAATGCCATGCGCTCCAAGGTGCCGCTTCCCGGCGTGGTCAACGCTTTGGAGGAAGGGGCGGATTCCGAGGGCGGGTACCTGGTGCCGGATGAGTATGAGCGTACCCTGGTGGAAGCCCTGGAAGAGGAAAACATGTTCCGCCAGCTGGCAAACGTGATCCGTACTTCCAGCGGCGACCGGAAGATCCCGGTGGTGGCGACAAAAGGGACGGCCTCCTGGATCGATGAGGAAGGGGCGTACACGGAGAGCGATGATTCCTTCGGGCAGGTATCCATCGGGGCTTATAAGGTAGGTACCATGATCAAGGTATCCGAGGAGCTTCTTAATGACAGTGTCTTTGACCTGGAATCTTATATCGCGAAGGAGTTTGCCCGCCGGATCGGGGCGAAGGAAGAAGAGGCGTTCTTTACCGGGGACGGCTCTGGGAAGCCCCTGGGTGTCCTTGCGGCCGCCGGCGGGGCGGAGACCGGGGTGACGGCGGCTTCCTCTACAGCCATTACGGCGGATGAACTGATGGACCTGTTCTATTCCCTGAAATCCCCTTACCGGAAGAAAGCCGTGTGGGTGCTGAACGATTCCACCATCAAGGCGGTGCGCAAGCTGAAGGATTCCACCGGGCAGTACCTGTGGCAGCCGTCCCTGATGGCCGGTACGCCGGATACCCTGCTTGGCAGGCCGGTGAAGACCTCCGCCTATATGCCGGTGATCGCGGCGGGGGCAAAGACCATTGCCTTCGGTGATTTCAGCTATTACTGGATCGCGGACCGGCAGGGACGCTCCTTCAAGCGGCTGAACGAACTGTATGCCGCTAACGGCCAGGTGGGCTTCCTTGGCTCCCAGAGGGTGGATGGGAAGCTGGTACTGTCCGAGGCGGTGAAGGTACTGGCGCAGAAGGCCAGCGCCTGATGGATCTGATGTGAAAAAGCGGGCGGCGTCCCCAGGTGTGGGGAGCCGCCGCTGACAAGGAAGGAGGGCAATGGGATGCTGGTGACGCTGGAAGAAATGAAGAATTACCTCCGGGTGGATGACAATGAAGACGATGGGCTGATCACCACGCTTTTGGCGTCAGCGGAGCGGATGTGTATGGATATCCTGCGGACAGACGAGGAAAGCGGCCTGCAGGAGGCAGAAAATGGGAAAACGGCGGTGATGTATACCGTGGCCTATCTGTATGAACACCGGGAGGAAGCTGACCACCATGCCCTGGTCCTGACGCTGCGCTCCCTGCTCTTTGGAAGCCGGAAGGAGGCGTTCTGATGGAGATCGCTCTTCTGAATGTGAAAGTGACCTTCCAGAAAAACTCCGTAGCTGTGGACGATATCGGAAACCGAAGGAATGTCTGGGAGGATTATTATACCTGTCATGCCACAGTCAGCGGTGAAGGCGGGCAGGAAAAGACAGCAGCCGGATTGACGGTTGCGGAATCTGACATTGCCTTTACCGTCCGTTTTTGTAAACAGGCGGCAGAGGTAACGGCGGACGGGTTCCGTATCCTGTTTCAAGGGGAAATCTACAACGTCGCGGCTGTGGACCACATGAACTATAGAAAGAAAGCGCTGAAGTTCCGATGTGAGAAAGCGAGGCGGTGACTATGGGACAGACCGTGCGGATTGGGGAACTGGCGGACGCTGTTATGGAGACTTTGGAGGAATACGCGGATCTGGCTGCCGAGGATGTGAAACAGGCGGTCCGGAATGCCGGGGAGACGGTAAGAAAGGAGATCCGTGCCAACGCCCCGAAGGATACCGGGGACTATGCCAAAAGCTGGGCGGTGAAGAAAACAAAAGAAACTTCCTCCAGCCTGACGCTGACGGTTCATTCCAAAAACCGCTACCAGCTGGCCCATCTGTTGGAGTATGGCCACGCAAAGCGGGGCGGCGGACGGGTGGAGGGCAAAGCCCATATCGCCCCGGCGGAGGAGAAGGGAATCCGGCAGATGGAAGACGAGATTGAAAGGAGCCTGAGGCATGGATAAATTTCTGGATATTTTGAAAAGCGCCGGCTTCCCCTATGCCTATGACCATTTCGCGGAAGGGGAAGCGCCGGATCCGCCGTTTCTTTGTTACCTGCTGCCGGGGAGCGATAACTTTTCTGCGGATGGAAAGGTCTATTACCGGATCAGCGAGGTGCGGGTGGAATTATATACGGACCAGAAGGATTTAGCTGCGGAGAGGAAGATGGAGGATGCGCTGGATGCGGCAGGAGTTTTTTATAACAAGACGGAAACCTGGATCGAAAGCGAAAAGCTGTATGAGGTTCTGTACTCTTTTGAGATGGAGGGAGTAGGAAATGTCTACAAAGAAGAATAAAGTAAAATTTAATATTTGCAATGTGCATTACGCATTGATTACGGTGGACGATGACGGGGAGGTGACCTTTGGGACGCCGGTGGCTATGCCAGGAGCGGTATCCCTGTCTTTGGAGCCAAACGGCGAGCCGTCCAACTTTTACGCGGATGGGTATGCTTATTATACGATCTCCAACAACATGGGCTATGAAGGGGATCTGGAACTGGCCATGGTGCCGGAGAGTTTCCGGACGGATGTGCTGAAGGAATCTCTGGATGACAACAGCGTGCTGGTGGAGAGCGCCAATGTGGAAACAGCGAACTTTGCCCTGCTCTTTGAGTTTGACGGGGATGTGAAAAAGATCCGCCATGTGCTGTATAACTGCTCTGCGGCCAGGCCCAACATCGAGTCCGCGACCAATGAGGAAGAGATCGAGGTACAGACGGAAACGCTGGCCATCACGGCGGCGCCCCTGGCCAATGGGTATGTGAAAGCCCGTACCGGGGACAGCACTACGGATACGGTTTATACGGGATGGTATACAGCGGTGTATCTGCCGGAGGTGACGCCGGATACCTCCGGGACGCAGCAGTCCGGCCAGCAGGGTACGGACGATGAGACAGGAGGGGAGACCTTATGAGCATGAAACAGAATATCATGATTGACGGGCAGGAGGTCGCTTTTAAGGCCTCCGCTGCCATCCCCCGGATCTACCGGATGCGGTTTCACCGGGATATCTATAAAGACCTGCGGGATCTGGAAAAGGGGATCGACAAGAATGACCCGGAGAATTCCAATCTGGACCTATTCTCTTTGGAAATGTTTGAGAACATCGCCTATGTCATGGCGAAGCACGCCGACCCATCCATCCCGGATACGCCGGAGGAATGGCTGGATGGGTTCAACACCTTTTCCATCTATCAGGTGCTGCCCCAGATCATTGAGCTGTGGGGGCTGAACACCCGGACGGATGTGCAGGCTAAAAAAAACTTCGCCCGACTGACCGAGAAATGACAACGCCGCTGTTCCTCCTGCGGTGCGTGCAGCTGGGGCTGTCCATCCGGGATCTGGATCTTTTGACCATCGGGATGGTGAATGATATGTATGTGGAGAGCCGGAACGATGAGCATAAGTATGCGGTGGTGGCAACGCAGGAGGATTTTGATAAGTTTTAGGAATAATTTTTTGATAAATGCATAAAATATTCCCAACTTTATTCCCAATGTGTTATAGTATTAATGTTGGGAATAAAAGTTGGGAAAAGGATGAAGAATAATGAATATCGAAAAATTAGTCTTGGATTTATGTGCATATGATGACGAACAGGAATGGTTTGAATTTAAAGAAAACTGGTTTCAGCCGGAGGTGCTGGGCGAATATGTTTCAGCACTTTCAAATGCAGCCGCATTTCATTATAAAGCTCAAGCTTATTTTGTGTGGGGCGTAAATGATGAAACCCATGAGGTTGTAGGTACAACATTCAATCAATATGGGGACTACAATAAAGAACCCTATCAGAACTTTTTGGCGAGAAATTTATCTCCGAGTATCAATTTTTCGTTCGAGGAAGCAGTTATAGATGATAAAAGAGTTGTTGTTCTGGTCATTCCTGCAGCAGAAGAGATCCCGACAGCTTTTAAAGAAAAGCGATACATCCGCATTGGTTCGTCCAAAGCCAATTTGAAGGATTATCCGAAAAGAGAGATCCAGCTGTTTAAAATTCTGGATGGAAGAGTGGAAACCATTGAAACTCTGGCGGCAAAATACCAGGAACTGACGTTTTCTAAACTGTTTGGGTATTATGGCTCAAAAGGGATTGTTTTAAATGAAAAAACTTTTGAGAAAAATCTCGGCTTGAGAAATAAAAACGGAGAATATAATCTGTTGGCACAGCTGCTTTCGGATAATTCGCATTTTCCACTAAGAGTTTCGATTTTTGAGGGAGAAACGAAAGGCTCTAATTTATTCTCTGTAAGAGAATTTGGCAATAACTGTCTGCTCTATACGTTGGATGAAGTTTTAAGATATGCAGATGTATTGAATCTGATCCAGACAGATGAAAGTGAGCGGGTAGTGGAACGTCCGGAAACACCGTTGTTTGATAACAAAGCCTTTAGAGAAGCAATTATAAATGCAGTTTTGCATAATCTGTGGGTAAGCGGAAATGAGCCAATGATTTCTGTGTTTTCAGACAGGATAGAAATTTTATCCAGAGGGACACTGCCGCCGGCACAGACAATGGAGGGATTTTTCCTGGGAGAATCGGTTCCGGTAAATGAAAAGCTATCAGAAATCTTTTTGCAGCTGCATATCAGTGAAAAATCAGGCCGCGGCGTGCCTAAGATCATTGAGACTTATGGAAGGGAAGCATTTACTTTCAGAGAAAATTCAATCGTTGTCACGATCCCGCTGCATCATATAAAAAAGGTTGGGAATAAAGTTGGGAATAAGGTGGGGAATAAAAAAGGATTAAATGCAAGAAGGCAAAGAATCATCACGGAAATGAGAGATAATCCGAATATTACTACCAGTGAACTGCATCAAATATTGGGAATCAGTGAAACGGCAGTGGAAAACAATCTTACATTCCTGAAAGAGAATGGATATGTGGAAAGGGTTGGATCTAAAAAGACTGGTTATTGGAAAGTACTTGAGTGAATGATATAAGAATTAATAAATGAAACAAGGCATCTATCAGAAATGGTAGGTGCTTTTTCTATGTCCATTTTCAGGAGGTGGTGACACATGGCGAGCCGGATCAAAGGCATTACAGTGGAGATCGGCGGCGATACCAGCGGACTGGAAAAGTCGCTTGCCGCAGTGAACAATTCCATAAAGAAGACCCAGAGCCAGCTTCGGGATGTGAATAATCTTCTGAAATTGGATCCGTCCAATACCATCCTTTTGGCACAGAAGCAGGAACTTCTGCAGGCTGCCATCGGAGATACAGAAAAGAAGCTGGAAGCCCTGGAACAGGCCCAGGAGGATGTTGCGAAAGCCTTTGAGCGGGGCGATATTGGAAAAGACCAGTACATGGCTTTTCAGCGGGAGGTAGAGGAAACCCGTGGGACGATGAACCGGTATAGGACAGACCTGTCCGGCCTGCAGTCGGAGCAGGAACGGCTTTCCTCCAATACGGAACGGCTGAATAAGCTGTTTGCCGCGACTGGTTCCAGTGTGGATGATTACGCCGATGTTCTGGGGAGCCGCCTGGTGACGGCGATCCGGAACGGGACAGCTTCTTCTGATCAGTTGAAAACCGCTGTGGAGAAGATTGGAAAGGCGGTTACCGGCGGGAAGGCAGACATTAAGCAGCTGACAGATGCCCTGGATACGGTAGATGACGGGCAGGCCGTCCGGAACCTGATCAACGATCTGAATGATGTGGGGGATGCCGCTCAGGGCGCTGCGGATGACATCGGGGAGATTGCCCAGGCCACCAAGGGTGCAGCGCTTATGGAAGCCGCTGATCAGCTGTCTGTGGTCGGGGATAAGATCCAGGATGTGGGCGATAAGGCGGTATCCGCTTATGCGGAGACCGAGACTGCTGTCTCTAAGGTGAACGCTTACTTTGGGGAGACCGGGGAGGCGGCGGAAGCCAGCGCTGAAATTGTGAAAAACGTGTACGGCTCCGGCGTGGGCCAGAGCATGGATGCGGTGGCGGAAGCGGTCATCATGGTCAAGAAGAACCTGGGGGATCTGGGAGATACTGACCTGACCAACCTGACGAAGCAGGCGCTGACTTTAGAAGAACTGTACGGGATTGACATGAATGAGACCCTCCGGGGCGTCAATTCTCTGATGAAGCAGTATGGCCTGACCGCACAGGAGGCCATGGATTATATTGTCCGAGGTACCCAGAACGGCTTAGATAAGACTAATGAACTGGGGGATAACCTGTCCGAGTATGCCGGGAAATTTGAGCAGGCGGGGTATTTTGCTTCCGAGTATTTTCAGCTTCTGCAGAATGGCTTGGAAGGCGGAGCATATAATCTGGACAAGGTCAATGACGCCATCAATGAGGTGACCACCCGTCTGGCGGATGGAACCATCGGGGATTCCATTGACCTGTATTCCCAGAAAACACAATCCCTGTTCCTGGCATGGCAGAACGGGGAAGCTACCAAGAAGCAGGTAATCGATTCCATTGTGGCGGATATCGGAAACTGCACCAGCCAGCAGGAAGCCCTGAACATGGCGGCACAGGCCTTCGGTACCATGGCTGAGGATGGGAACCTGAAATTTATTACTTCCCTGACTTCTGTGGGAGAGACCTATGACAGTGTTGCCGGATCTGCGCAGAACTTATTCAGCCAGACGCAGACGCCTATGCAGGAGATGGAGGCCAATACAAGGAAGTTGCAGCAGGCGCTGGTTCCTTTGGGTGAAAAGATCGTGGAGCTGGCCAATGTGGTGCTGCCGCCATTGGTGGCCATTATTACGGCAGTGAGCGAGGTATTCGGCATGCTGCCGGAGCCTGTGCAGAATTTTGTGGTAATCCTTGGAGCTTTGCTGGTGGCGTTTACCGCATTGACACCAGTAATTGCGGCCCTGGCAGTTTCCTTCGGGGCGCTGAACATTTCCCTGCTCCCGGTGATCGGTATTATTGCCGGGGTGGCAGCGGCCATTGCCGGGATTATCGCTATTGTGAAAAACTGGGGCGCGATTACGGAGTGGTTCGGGAACTTGTGGCAGTCGGTATTCCAAAAGCTGATGGAATTATGGAATGGGCTGGTGGTCTTTTTCACGGAGACCATCCCGGCGGCGTTTCAGACTTTCATCGGCTTTTTTTCTGCCATCCCGGACTGGTGGAGCGGCCTGTGGTCACAGGTATCCGCATTTTTCACGAATACCTGGAACGTGATCCGGCAGAATCCCATTGTCCAGCTGGTAGTGACAACGATTACTTCTTTGTGGGAGAACGCGAAAAATACCCTGCAGGGCATCTGGTCGGGGATCTGTGACATTGCCTCCGGTGCTTTTGAACTGCTGAAAAATGTGATTCTGGCTCCGGTGCTTCTGCTGATCGACCTGATGACGGGAAATTTCTCACAGCTTGCGTCTGATGCGGCCAATATCTGGAACAATATCAGAAATGCCGCCTCCCAGATCTGGTCAGGAATCCGGCAGGTGGTGACTTCTGCGGCTTCGGGACTGAAGCAGGGCGTGGAGACGGTGCTTTCGGCTCTGTCCCAGTTCGCTTCTCAGATCTGGTCGGCGATGAAGCAGACAGCGTCTTCTGTCTGGAACGGCATCAAGACCACGGTGGTGAATATTGCATCCGCATTGCGTGAAGCAGCGGTGTCTGCCTTCCAACGGATGGTTTCCGGGATCGGCTCGGCCCTTTCCGGGCTGTATTCCGTGGTCTCCAATGGATTTTCTTCCGCCATCCGGTTCATCACCGGACTGCCGGGGCAGGCGTTTCAGTGGGGGAAAGATTTCATTCAGGGGCTGATCAACGGGATTTTCAGCATGATCCAGAGTGTGATCAACACGGTTTCCGGTTTGGCTGACCGTATCCGCTCCTTCCTGCATTTCTCGGCTCCGGATGAGGGGCCTCTGGCGGATTATGAAACCTGGATGCCGGACTTTATGAAGGGGCTGGCGAGCGGCATTGAGAAGAACCGGAACCTGGTGGAGAAAGCTGTCCGGGATGTAGCTTCGGACATGGTGATTTCCCCGAAGGTGAACGGTTCAGAGTATGGTTATGCCGATGGCGCTCTATCCGGCGGGAGTATGTCCGACCTAATCTCCGGGATCTCTTTTGCGGTATCGGAAGCACTGGCGGGATTTTCCAGTCCGCAGGGAAACATCGTGATCCCGGTATATGTAGGCGGGACGCTTCTGGATGAACTGGTAGTGTCGGCGCAGGCAAGACAGAACCTGCGGTCAGGAGGGAGGTAAGCTATGGCATTTATACAGTATCTGACCTTTGACGGGACGGCTCTCCCCCTGCCAGATTCCTATGAAGTACAGATGGACGATGTGGAGGCGGACTCCGGCGGGGAGACGGAAGCCGGTACGGTGCAGCGGGATGTGGTGCGCGCAGACGTGGTAAGCATCCCGGTGACATTTTCTGTTTCGGCAAAGTGGCTGAAGATCCTGACGGAGTTTAAGCAGCAGGAAAAGATTACGGTGGGATATTTCGATACAGAGACGTTGACGGTAAAAACGGCGGAGATGTATGTGGAAGGGTATAAGGCTTCCCTTGTGAAGGATACTTCTCGGAAGGGACTGTGGTCGGTGAGTTTTACATTGAAGGAGTTTTGA